GATGGAATATTCGATCAAGCTGGTGCAATGGTTGTCGTGATAAATGTTGCTGATCCAGCAAATCCTGCCCATTTAACAACTGGCATTCTTGATCCTGCTAATATCATAGATGCCGATGTTGTTGGTGGCGTTGATGGAGCAACTGGTCAATATAAAGGTGTTCACGCTCTTTTGTCAGCAAATACAGAGCTTGCGGTAACTCCAAGAATCTTGATTGCCCCAAATTTCACGCATGATATGCCAAGTGGCAATGCTAATCCTGTGGTTAGTGAACTTCTAGGAATAGCAGAAAACCTAAGAGCGATTATTATTGCCGATCTTCCAAACACCAATGACACCGATGCAATCGATTATGTAGGTGACTTTGGATCCGCCAGAGTATTTGCGGTTTATCCTTGGGTAAAAGTTTTAGATAGTTTGGGTGTAATAGTTGAAGAACCATCATCTGCAAGAGTAGCTGGTTTAATTGTAAAATCTGATAATGACAGAGGATTTTGGTGGTCGCCATCAAATCTGGTAATTAATGGCATTGTGGGAATTTCTAAGCCAATAGATTTTGTTTTAGGGGATATAAATTCAAAAGCTAACTACCTCAATGAAAATAACATCACAACCATAATTCAAGAAAGTGGTTTTAGATTATGGGGCAACAGAACTTTATCAGCTGATCCTAAATGGGCATTTCTTCAAGCAAGAAGAACTGCTGATATGATTAATGATTCTCTTCTTAAAGCTCACCTATGGGCAGTGGACAGAAATATCACCAAAACCTACATCGAGGATGTTTTGGAAGGAGTTAATAATTATTTAAGATATCTAAAAAATATCGGAGCGATTATTGGCGGAACTGCCTTTGCTGATCCTGAATTAAATACTCCTGATCAAATAGCTCAAGGCAAAGTTACTTTTGAGTTTGACTTCACTCCTCCTTATCCAGCAGAACATATAATCTTTAGATCAAGAATGACTGATGATTATTTGTCTGAAATTATTTAACCCCAAATATAAAGAAAAATGATTCCAAAAATATTAAAGAATTTCAATCTCTTCATTGATGGTAGAGGTTATGTTGGTAAATGTGATGAGGTTAATCCTCCAAAATTATCTATAAAATCAGAAGAATATAAAGCTGGTGGGATGGACGCTCCCATAGCTATTGATATGGGAATGGAAAAGCTGGAAGCTTCATTTACATTATCAGAATATGACAAAGATGTTTTAAAGCAATTTGGCCTTATCAGTGGCAATGGTGTTCAAGTAACACTTCGAGGTGCTTTGCAAGATGATGCAACTACGTCACCAATAATCATCAAACTTCGTGGCATGTATTCGGAAATGGATATGGGCAAATTTGCAGCAGGTGAAAAAGGAACTTTAGCCTGCACAATTGCTTGTAGATATTACAGCCTAGAAATTGATGGTGAACAGTTAATCGAAGTTGATATCGACAATATGACCAGAATTATTGGCGGTGTTGATAAAATGACAGAAATTCGTGATGCTATTGGAATTTAGAATAAAAATTTCTATTATTGAGTATTTGATAATATGAATATTTTAATTTTATGATAGGTAGCTCTCAATATACTTCTAGAATTGTCGCTTTTATAGATATACTTGGCTTTAGGAATCTCATATCTTCTTTAGTAAAAGATTCAAAGCTACACAGGAATATATATCAATCTCTTTCTTTATTAAAACATCGTGGCCAATTATCGGGCAATGAAAAAACAAGCTTTAGTAACTTAGAGGTTTCTACTTTTTCTGACTCAATTGTCATATCCACTGAAAACAACAATGCTATTTCGCTCATTTATGCTTGTGGTTGGATTCAGGCTGAACTTTTTCAATTAGGAATATTAACAAGAGGCGGAATATCATCTGGTTTAATGGTTCACAAAGATAACATTATGTATGGTGAAGGTCTTCTAAAATCATATGATTTAGAGACTAAATGCGCTATTTATCCACGAATATTAATTGATTCAATGTTGGTTAATAACTTTAACCAAAAAATTAAAACATTTTTCTTATCAAAAGATGTCGACGGATTATGGTTTGTTGACCCTTTTAAATTTGATGCCTCTGCAAACATAGTAGATGACGCTATTGCCGATGGTTATGACCCAAGAGAAATATATTTCTCTGAACTCCTTCAATGTATTGAGAAGAATATTAAAGACGCAAAAAGTGATAGCGTATTTGCAAAATGGAAATGGCTTAAAAGTAAAGCAGAGCCTGCACAAAAAGAATATATAAAAACACGAAAATCCAATATTTCAAAAATATTTAGATCAACTTAAAAAATGCAAAATATTAAATTAAATTATCCAATCAAATCAGATGGTACAAATATCGCTGATTTGAATATGAGAAGATCAAAAGTCAAAGATCGCCTTGTTGTTGCCAAAATGAAATCTGCAAGTGACGAAGAAAAAGAAATCCGTCTTTTCGCTAATCTTTGCGAGGTGCAGCCATCAATTATTGAAGATCTGGATGAGTCTGATTATGCAACTTTACAAAAGGCATATATGGATTTTTTCAAATCCGAGGGAATATCAGACGAGCCATCGTTATTCTCTCAAAAATAACCCATTGGCCACTTTCAGAAATTATTGAGCTAACTGAAGAAGAATTTTGCTTATTTTATGATGAAGCGATTTTGATCCAAAAAGAAACTAACGAAATTTAATTAAATTATGCCAGCTACTAAAGCATCAGTTTCAGTTTTAATTGGTGCAGAAATAGGTAAATCTTTTAAAGGAGCTTTTGGATCTGCAAATAAGCAATTATCTTCTCTTGGCTCTACTATTAAAAAAGTAAGTGATAGAGCTTCCCAAATTGAAGCCTTCAAGAAATCATCCAGAGCTACTAAAGAATCCGGAGTTGCTTATCGTGATGCCAGACAAAAACTGAGTATATTAAGCAAAGAAATCGCCAACACCAACAGTCCAACTAAACAGCTTCAAAATAACTTTAGAAAAGCTAAAAGACTAGCTGATCAAACAAAAAGATCATTTCTTGAAACCGCTAGTTCTACAAGGCAAATGGGCAAAGCTCTTCGCTCCTCTGGGATCGACATTAAAAACTTTAATAAAGAACAGTCAAAATTAAGTAAAAATCTTAATGTTCTAAAGAGACGCCAAACAAGCTTACAAAATAACCAGAATGCCAAAGATGCCAATCTTGGTAAAAGAGCAAATTATCGCTCTCAAATGGTGGATGCTGTCGCTCTTGGTGGAGCTCTTTATTCTGCCGTTCGTCCGGCTGTAGATTTTGAACTGGCTATGGCAAAAATTGGCGCAATTACCAATGAAGCAGCAGGTGGTAAAGGCTTTAAGAGTCTAACAAAGCAAGCAAGAGAGCTAGGGCGTACTACGCAATATACAGCAAGTCAAACTGCAGAAGCTATGCAATTTCTTGGTATGGCAGGACTTAGCACTAATCAAATTTTAGCGGCAACTCCAAGCGTTTTAAATTTGGCAATCGCTGGAAATATGGATCTCGGCAGAACTGCAGATATTACTTCCAATATTCTAACTGGTTTTAATATGGAAGCGGAAAGGACTGGTGAAGCAGCTGATATTTTAGCTCAAGCAAGTAGATCGACAAATGTTAATGTTGAGATGCTTGGGCAAACCATGAAATTTATTGCTCCTGCCGCAGCAGCAGTTGGTGGAACTCTAAAAGAGACCGCTACTCTTGCTGGTGTTTTAGGTGATGCTGGTATTCAGGCATCAATGTCAGGCGTAATGTTAAGATCTGCATATCTTCGACTTGCTGCTCCAGCGAAATCAGGAGCAAAGGCTCTTGGTAAAATGAGAGAGGAAATGGGAGTTAGCGCAGAAGAAATGCCTGATGTTGCCAAAGAAGCTCTACTTGCTCAAAAAAGATTATCAGGAATTGGAGTTAAAGTTTTCGATAATGGCAAGATGCGATCAATGGTTACCATCTTAAAAGAAATGGCTGTTGCCATGAAAGATGCATCTGATGAAGAAAAATTATCCACAATAAAAGATATTTTTGGAACAAGAGCAACTTCTGGTGCGTTGGCAATTTTTAAATCTGTTGAAACTGGCAGGCTAGATGAGGTTGAGCAAAAAATTAATAATTCCACTGGCGCTGCCAAGGAAATGGCAGATCGGTTAAAAAATACTACTGTTGGTGCATTTAAAGAATTTGGATCAGCTATTGAATCGGTTGGAATATCAATTGGCTCAGTTTTACTTCCAGCATTTGCAACTATTGCCAGAAAGGCAGCGAGTATCGCAGGGAGAATAAGTATTTTAGCAGAAAAGTTTCCAGTTCTTACCAAATATATCGGTCTAGCGGTAGCTGGATTAATCAGTTTTAAAGTAACGGCAATTGCCACTGGCTATGCTTTTACCTTCTTAAAAGGAGGTTTTTTAGCAGCTAAGGGAAGTATTATCGCCTTTAGAACCGCAATGACATTAATGAGCTTTGCTGTCCCAACTGTGATTACCGCTATTAAAGCACTGGGCATTGCTGTAATGACAAATCCGATTGGCTTAATTATTGGAGGGATTGCAATTGCAGCAGGACTTCTAATTGCCAACTGGACTCCTGTTGGTGAATTCTTTAAAAATCTTTTTAGTGGAGTTATTGGCTGGGTGCAAAAAGCATTTGCATGGGTTGGTAAATTATTAAAACCACTTGAGAAAGTTGCTGGCATTGTTGGCAAAGGTTTTAAATCTGTAGCTGGAGTATTTTCTGGTGATGAAAATAAAAGCCAAAAAATAGGAGATACCGTAAAAGAAATTGAAGATAACTCCTTCTCTGATCAGCAATTATTAGAAACTAGCAATATCTCAAATATTGCTGGTAATAGTTCCAGTTCAAATATTTCTATCTCCGCACCAATTACCATTAATGCTAGAACTGACGCTGATGAAAAAACCATCGCCAATCAAGTGCGAATAGCAATTGACGAGGTAATGCATAAATTTGCGGTTAGAAAGCAATCTTTAAATTACGATTAGCCATGGCATTAGATTTTTTCAAAAATATCAGCAGCAAGCTAACTGTGAATAGCCTGCTCAAAATAGATATGATGATGATTTTGGGAGCTTATCGTTTTGCTGTAAAAAACTCTGCTTATCAAACTCTAAAAAGACAAAGCGAATATAAATGGCAGGAAGTTAATAGACTGGGCAGTAATCCAGCTCTGCAATTTACTGGCTTTGGCGTTGAAACAATTGATCTTGAGGGAATTATCTATCCTCATTTTAAAGGTGGATTAAAGCAAATTACTCTAATGAGATCTCAAGCTGGTCTTGGCAAGCCATTATTTCTAATATCAGGAAATGGCTTCGCCTTTGGCAGATGGTGCATTTCTAAAATATCAGAAAATCAGAGTAATTTTTTAAAAGATGGCAGCCCCAGAAAAATAGAATTTTCCATCACATTAAAGAGATATGGTGAGGATAAAAAGAGGGGAACAAAAGGAATTATTCAAAATATTGCATCGAGTTTATGAGCATCATTTATACAACGAGGGATGGTGATATTTTGGATCAAATTTGCCAGAATTATTATGGCAGTACAGTAAAAATAGTTGAGCAAGTTTTGGAAGCTAATCCTCATTTATCTGAACTAGATGCTGTTTTTGAAGCTGGAGTCAAAATTACCTTACCAGAAATAACAATTCAAAAAGAATCTGAAATAGTAAAGCTCTGGACATGAAGCCAATATTTAAAGTCAAGACGGATGATAAAGATATCACTGACACTTTATTACCAAGATTAGTGTCTTTAAATATTACCGATGAAACTGGTCTTGTTTCTGATAAGGCAGAAATCCTACTCGATAACAGAGATAATATTTTAGAAATTCCACCAAGAGGCACAAATCTTGAAATATCTCTTGGTTATGAGAATCAGGATTTAGTTTTGATGGGAAGCTATATTGTAGATAATATTGATCTATCCTCGCCACCATCAAGGATGAGGATTATTGCTAAAGCCAGTAATACAAAAATCAAAGATTTAACCAACAAAATCAGATCACCAAAAAGCAGATCATGGCATGAATATAGCCTAGTTGGCATAGTAAGTAAAATTGCCAAAGAGCATAAATTCATATCTCTAATTGATGAATATTTTGAGCAAATCTACATAGCTCATATTGACCAAACCAATGAGAGTGATCTGTCATTTTTAACTAACTTCGCCAGAGATTATGACGCTTTCATTAAGTTCGTAGCAGGAAAGCTAATTTTTGCCAAAAAGAATAAAGGCACAACCATCACTGGTAAGGAGCTACCAAAATTAGAACTTTCTGAAAATCAAATATCTAGCTGGAGATTAAATATTCTTGATCGAGGTAAGTTTGGCAAAGTCATTGCTAAATATCACGACTTTGCAACCGCAGAAGAAAAGAAGGTCGCATCTGGAACAGGTGAGCCTGATTATGAGATGCGATACACATTCACAGATCAAAATAGAGCCTTGGAAGCCGCTAAAGCAAAATTAGCAGAATTTGAGAGAGGAATAAGCAAATTAGAAATATCACTTCCTGGTAATCCTATTTTAAGCGCTGAGAGCAAAATAATAATACCAGATATCAAATATCTAAAAAACAGGACATGGATTGTTGAAGCCATAACTCACGATATCAGTGACCAAGGTTATCAATCCACTATTAACGCCGTAGAAAAATTTTAAAATGCTCGGAAAAGAAGATAAAAAATTAAGCCAAATAACTCTCACTTCAATTGAGCTAGAAGAGCTTTTAACCAAAGCTTCAAAGCAAGGTGCCAAAGCTGCTCTAAAGGAGATTGGTTTAGATGATGATTTAGCCTATATGGATATTGCCAATTTGCGGGAATTGCTCAAATCACTACGCATGGCAAAAAAGCATGCTTTTAAGGTTTTTATCAGATGGATGATTTTTGGATTTATGACTCTGATTACCGCAGGGTTTATAGCTCTTATTGGTGATCATATAAAATTTAAATAAATAAAAAATGCCAAAATATTCAAATAGGTCAAAAGAAAAATTAGCGAGTTGTCATCCTGATTTGCAGAAACTTTTTAATGAAGTCATTAAAAATTATGATTGCACAATTATTGAAGGCTTTAGAAGTAATGAATGTCAAGAAGAGCTTTACTGCCAAGGAAAATCAAAGCTAAAAGCAGGAAAAAGTAAACATAATCAAAACCCATCTCTAGCAATTGACGTCGTTCCATATCCAATAAATTGGAATAATAGGATCGGATTTTATCACTTCGTTGGCTATGTAAAAGCTACAGCAGATCAACTCAATATTAAAATTAGATGCGGAGCTGATTGGGATAATGACAATGATTTACATGATCAGACATTTTTTGATTTACCACATTTTGAATTAATAAATTAGCAAGCATGACTAACAAATTTTTACAAGATTCCAAAGGTAATAAATCCTCTAAAAGATTATGGGGCTCAATCCTTCTTGGATCAGGAATTATATTTTCCATTATTTTATTTGCTTATTCACTTTATCAAGGAGCGGCAGATGCCCCAACCGCTCTTGGCATTATTAACATGTTTTTAATTGCTGGCGGAAGCTTGCTTGGTATTGGCGTGTTCGAAAAAGGAATAAAAAAATGATCGAAACGATAATAATTAAATCAGTGATATTTTTAGCAGGAATTTGTACCGTTTTTGGTTTTGGATTTTTTAAAGGCAAAAAATCAGCAGAAATTAAACGACTTAAAAATAATTTAGAAGATGCAAAGAAATCTAAAAAGAGGCAGGTTAATCGTAGGAATGATAGCATTTCTAATGTTAAGCGCAGGATGCAAAAATACGTCCGTAAATAATCTCTGCCTTTGGGCAAATCCTATAACAATAACTCAACCAGAGCTAAATTCTTTAAGCGAGGAGACTCTTCGCCAAATTGATAATTTCAATCAGGAGTTTGAAGAAAGATGCAAAAATTAACCACCTTTAGATATTCCGCTTGATTAATGTTTTTACCCAAGCGTTCATTGAGCTTATTTTAAGATAAAAAATATGAATAATTTAATTTACCAAGGCATCGTTGAAGATGTAAGAAATGATAAATGCTCTGATAATGAAACCCTGAAATTATTAGAAACTTTCACAAGAGCAATTAGTCATTTTACCGATGATACATCCGAAAAATATTGGGAAAATTTAAATGATTTTTTTGATTCAGATAACTCGGGGATTTCCAATTTTAGTCTTAAAATTCATAAAAATCCTAAAGGTTCAGTTTTTCAATATGTCGGCGAATTTAAAGCAGACACTAAAAATCTAAAAATATTTGCCAAATCTAGTGATTAA